GAAAAACAGAATAGATTTATATACATCTGTTCCTGAACAATCGGCAGACCACTTTGTCCAAAGGTTACAAGGTGCATTAACCCCTGTAAACCAAGATTGGATTGATTTTGAGGCTGGCTTTGCTTATACCGCAGATGGTGGCGATGCAACAGAGGTAAATGATAATTTACAAAAAATTGCTCATATTTGCAATGTTTTCAAAGATGTATCAAACTTCGATAGCGAGGTTACCTCGTTTTATTATGATTTGATACCGGGAACTGCATACTTGATGGTAACAGAGGGAGAGCCGGATAACCCGCTTGTATTTAAGACTGTACCTTTTAAGGAAATGGTTATTGAAGAGGGCATTGATGGCTACCCAGACCACTTTTATCGTGAATTTAAGATGAAAGCAGAACTCGTAAAAGAGCAATGGAAAGATGCCAAGTTTGAGTATGAGGAAACCAAAGCTCAAGAAGAGGTAGAATTACTTGAGTGTACCTATAAAGAGAACAAGTCTTGGATTTACCAAGTCATCGAAAAGAAAGATTGCAAGGTTATTGTGGAGAAGAAGTTTAGGTCTTGTCCGTTTATTGCTTTGAGATGGACAAAGGCATCTGGTGAGACTTATGGTCGTGGCTGCGGTCTGAAAGCGTTGTCTGATGTAAGAACATTAAATAAGATAACCGAATACGGATTGAGAGCATTAGGCTTGACTGTTCCTGTATTTACTGCATCGACTGATGGTGGATATGACCCTGCAAACTTTAAGGTGTTTCCGGGAGCTGTAAACCCTGTTCCGAGTAATATGTCAAACAATCCGACTATTCAGCAGTTACAAGTATCACAACAGGTTGATTTACAACAGTATAATGCAACTCAACTAGAGATGAACATTAAAAAGAATATGTTTGATACGACAATCCCGAATGACCCGAACAGAATGACGGCAACAGAGATTAACCAAAGAGCAGGTGAGCTGATGGAACAGTTAAACAATGCCTTTGGTAGATTGATTAACGAGTTTTTATACCCGCTGGTAAAGAGAATTGTTGAAATATTACAAAACTTTGGGTATATTGATTCTGAGTTGGATATTAACAGATTCAATGGCTTTGGATATAAGATTAAGATTAACACAGCCTTGTCGAATCAACAGAAGTATAAAGAATTACAGAATAATTTACAATTTGTTCAAATGGCTGCATCTATTGACCCTACTTTCCAGTTTATCGGTAAGGTGGTTAAAATGGAAGACTTGGCAGTTGAGATTGCAAAATTAAGCGGTGTTGATTATAAGTTTATCCGCACAGCTGACGAGATAAGAGCCTTAGAAGAACAAGAAGCTGTAAATATCCAAGCTCAAAACCAACAGAATATGGCAGACCAAGTAGCAATGAGTAATGCTATTGAACAAGGTAAAGCTGATGCAAAACGAAATAGTGAAATGCTATAAGAATATATTTTCTACTGACTCAGGGCAAAGAGTATTAGAAGACCTTGAGAAAGTATGTAAGTTTACGCCTAACACTCAAGACAGCAACGATGTATTTCTTCGGTTAGGCAAAATTGAGTTGTTGAAATACATCAAATCAATATTGGAGAAAGATAATGAGTGAAGAAGCATTGACTGATGGAATGGATACAGGGGAGCAGGAAGAAACTGAAACCCCTGCAATTCCAGAGGGATTTGATGAAAACTTATACGATGTAGAAACACAATCTCTTCGTATGGATAAAGTAAAAGAACGCTTAGACAATGATGCTAAGGAAATTGAAAACTTCAAAAAACAAGCCTTAGATATGAGAAGAAAACTATCTAAAGGTGTTGAAGTTCCTGACAGTGTTGAGAAGTACGAGTATGTACCCGACCAGAAGTATGATAAGTATGTCTTGAATGAGGACTCTCTCGAGGGACAGCATATCAAGGAAGTAATGGGTGTATTATCTCAATTCTGCTTGGATAATGGCTTATCTTTGGAAGCAAGCAAAAACTTAAAGTCTTTGGCTTTAGGGTATATGGAAGATGTCCATATTTTAGATACTCGCTCTGAAGATGAAATAAAAAAGGACAAAGCTGAAGCCTTAGAAAAGCAAAGGAAGATTCTTGGCGATGAAGCTGAGAGCATTATTAAAGAGAATGTAGATTTTTATAAGTCTTATGGTTTCTTTGATAAGGACGAAAGAGAATATATTTTGTCCCAGCTTGGGGTATCAGGGCAAGCCAACAAGATTTACAACAAGTTTATGAGGCTCTTTAATACAACATCAAGTATAGATATACCTCAAACAAGTAATGTAGATTCAAGTATTGAAGCTCTCAAGAATGAATATTATGACGAAAAGACCTCAGATAGACGGCGAGAACAGATTATCAGAAAAGCCGCTGAAGAGGGCTGGCAGTTCTGAGAAAAAGCTCCCCTTGACAAACGAGGGGAGTTTTATTATTATATACTCAGGTTTGGATAAAACCTCTTTTTAGGGCTTTATCGCATTTGCGACCCCCGTATAAAGAGCCTTATTTTTGAAAATCCTATTTTATGTTTAACTTTTAATGGGATTAAAAAAATGTCAAGACACATTAGTAATGTATTTCAGCTCGCTTATGATGCTGAAGTAAAGCGTGCTTACGGCAATAAACGCTCGTTGGCAGGCACAACTCGTGAAAAATCTGTGGAAGATGCCAAATCGGTATATTTCCGCAAAAAAGGAAAAGGTATGGCTACATTGCATCAACCGGGTGCAGATGTCCGTGCTATGAATGTTGAATACAACCAAGTTCTGTGTAACTTACAGGATTGGGAAGCCAAAGATTATGTTGACAAGTTCGATGCTTTGAAGTTCAACTTCTCTGAAGCCAAAGAGTTGGCTGAAGTTGCTTCTGATGCTTTGGGACTTCGTATGGACCAGATTGTAATCGATGCTCTTGCTTCTGGTTATGATTCAGTAAATATGAAAGTTGGTACAACTCAAACAGCTTTGACTATTGCAACTTTGTTGGCAGCAAAAACCAAATTGGCTGACAATGGTGTAGAGAATAAGAACTTGACTTTCGCACACAGCCCGCAAATGTTGGCTGACTTGTTGGGAACAACTCAAGTAACTTCTTCTGACTATAACTCAGTAAAAGCCTTGGTAAATGGTGAATTGAATACTTTCTTGGGCATGAAGTTCATTATGATTGCTGACCGTGATGAGGGTGGCTTGCCAGTTGGCACAGCTGCAACTGACCGTATCGGCTTTATTTACCACAAAGATGCTGTTGGTTTTGCTTTGGGTCAAAACATCGAAACTCGTATGGACTACATCCCTGAGAAATCTGCTTACTTAGTAGGCGGTGACTTCTCAGCCGGAGCCGTTGTTATTGATGACAAAGGCGTTGTAGGCGTATTGGCTGGTAAATAAGGAGAAAAGAAATGGCTTTTAAAGAACAAAACTTATCTTGCATTTCAAACAACGCAAAAATCGGTGTAGTTCCGGCTTTGTGGATGTTTTGGAATGAGGCAAACGATACTGTAACTACTGCTGGTTATATCCCAGCAAACTACGGTATGAAAGCCAAAGACCAAGTTATCGTTGTTGACAACGATGGCGGTAACGCTGTTTGGTATAATGCAACTGTATCAAGCGGTGTAATCACTTTGGTTGCAAACGCCTAACTTGCAACTGAACAAGGGGGAGAGTTTAGGCTTTCCCCCTAACCCTTAAGGATAAGCGAATGGATAAGAACGATATAAAATATTTAATGTTGTCATCTTTAGGGTATGTAGAAAGACCCGATTTTGTTCAAACAGATGATAATGGTGTTAAGATAGTAAATGCACAATATGAGCATATACTATCTTTATGTATTTCTAAGTATAAATGGAATTTCTTTACCTCTCAGGCAGAATTAACAGCTGCTGACAATACAGGAAAGTTCAAATACAAATATGAACTCCCTGAAGACTTAGAGTTCTTAAACAATGCTTATTCTGATGAATATAATATAGTTTTACCCAAGTATGAGATGTATAGAGGTTATTTATACACGGATTCTCCGACTTGTTTTATTGATTATAGAAAGAAAGTATGCGAAGAAAATCTAGCTCCTTATTTTATTGAATTTATGAGACTACAAGGAGCATTTATGATGTGTCATCAAATAACTGGTGATACTCAACTTGAGCAAGCTTTGTATGCGAAAGCTCAACAAGCATTTATAGATGCACAAGCGGCTGATAATTTACAAAAACCGATTAAAGTGATAGATTGTGGTGTGTTTGCTGATGTAAGGAACTGGTAATGCGTTCAACACAAAAAAAGATTAAGTTTTCAAAAGGACAGATAGCTCCTGAATTAGTAGAGAGAACAGATTTAGAGCTTTATAACAGCTCTGCACAAGAGATAAAAAACCTAGTTTCGACAGTTTACGGTGGAGTAAGAACACGCAGAGGGACAAAATATACCTCTGATATATATTCTTCTACAACAACAGGAACAGTAACAAACAACATTGGTGGCACAGACTCATATATACAGGATTTAACAAACACCTTTGAGAGCTCTGATATTGGTAATGTAAGAGACTTAATGACAATAGACTACGGCTCTTTGGTAGTAGGCGGAAAGTTTACAGTAAAAAACATAAGAACAGACTTTTTGAGTTTATTGAGAGCCACATCTGATACAACATACACAACAGAGTTAGATAATCTTAGTATAGATTGCGTAGGCTCAAAAGGAAATGTAACATACGGCGGAAAAGGTGGTCGTGTCCAGTGTACATTAGAAAAGCCAGCAGGAACTAATTTAGTCCTTACTGTTGGCGATGTTCCTACATCTTACTCGCAAGCTTCTTACAATGCATCTGATATAAGAATAGGTGGAACAGAACTAACAGATAGAGTTATCGTTGCTGGCGGTGGAGGATGCGGAAGAGGAACAGGAGGTTGGTATGGTTCTGGCGGAAATGGAGGTGGACTTGTCGGAGGGGATTCTCAGATTACCGACTTTCAGACAGCGGCGACTGGCGGAACACAAACCTCTGGAGGTGAAAGGTCGAAAAAAAGAGGAGGAAATTCAGACGGATGGGCTTCTGGCGGAAATGGCACTCTAGGACTAGGAGGAAACGGTGGATACTTAGCGAGTAATGCCCGTGGCGGCGCTGGTGGTGCTGGGTATTACGGCGGAGGTGGCGGTTCTGTCCACGATGTAAATAAAGTAGGTATTACATTCTCAGGTGGTGGCGGAGGTTCTTCATATACAGATTCTTCTATTTGTTCTAATGTTGTCCATACTCAAGGGTTTCAAGATGGAGCTGGATATATAGACATCGGATTAGACAGTGCGAAAATAAACATACAAACGTCAACAGATGATTTAACATATACGACAGTTGCAACCTATAATATAGGAAACTTGCCTGAGGACATTAACGTAACACTGTCTGGTTTCCGTTATGTTAAATTAGTCTTAGATATTGAAAATACAGTATCTTTTACAGGAAAACTTCATTTTGACTACATTAGATTAAATTCAAACATTTCATCTAAAGTAAAACTGATTCCTTATGTATTTAATAACGAACAAGAGTATGTTATTGCGATTGTAAAGGAAAGAATAGGTATTTACGAGAATGGAGAGTTAATCCAAGAAATAACAGCGAGTGCAATCCAAGAAGAGTTTATAGATGACTTAAAATATACTGCAAAAGATGATACAATTATCTTTGCACATAAGGATATGCCGCCGCAAGAGCTGAAGAGAACAAATAATGGATTTGTTTTAAGTGCATTTTCTTTGGTAAATATCCCTATGTATGCGTTTGGTGGAGAAACTAAGACAGCTAAAACAACTTCTATTACACCATCTGGTTTAGAGGGAGCTATTAAAATCACAGCTTCAAGTTCAATCTTTGACTCTTCTTGGGTAGGTCAAAGAATAGATGGCAACGGTGGGTTATTCAGAATTACCGAAGTAACATCAGGAACTGTTGTAAAGGGCGTGACAATTATCCCGTTTTACACAACTGATGCAATCACAAGTTGGACTTATATTTCAGGCTATGAGGCTGTATGGAGTGTAACAAGAGGTTATCCAAGAACTTGCTTATTTGCACAGCAGAGGTTGTGGTTTGGTGGCTCAAGAGACCTGCCCGCTCACTTATGGGGGTCAAGATTGAATGACTACAACAACTTCAAAAACTCTGGTAACTATGACAACGATTCAATAGATGTAACCTTGTTAACGAACAACCCTATTCTGAACTTAGTAGAACAGCGAGGAATACATATCTTTACATCTGGCGAGGAGTGGTCCGCAAGTGAGGGAAATTTGACGCCTGACTTATTTTCTGTTACAAAAAACACAGCAAACGGAAGTCTAAGTATAAACCCTGTAATTATAGGCGGAATTATAATGTATATTGAGAAGAACGGGAAATCACTTCTTGGATATGTTTATAATTACGAACAAGCCAGTTTTGTAAGTGATAACCTGAGCATCTTTAGCAATCTGATAAAGAAGCCTGTTGATATGGATGCAGAGATTAACTCAAACATTGACAGAGGGGATTTCTTATTTATTGTCCTTGAAGATGGGACAATGCTGACAGCTTGCGTAGCTGTTGCAGAGAGGATTTTCTCAATAAGCAAGTTTGTAACTGAGGGACAAATAAAGAGTGTATGTTGCTTAACTTCTGACACATATTTAGCAGTAGATAGAGGTGGTGGATTGTACTTGGAAAGATTATCTGAAGATAAGACAGACCAGACACAGACTTTTTATGTAAACGGGCAAATTGTATATAATATGGAAGAGTACAACAATAAAAATATATATGTAACGTACGGAGACAAGACAGAAAGGCTGATGGTATCTGATGGGCAAATGAAATTAAGAGAGCCATACACAGGCTATGCGACAGCTGGTATTGCATTTGATTACAAATTACAATCAAATCCGATAGCTATTGAAAACAGAACATTTACCTGTAAGAAAAGAATATCAAAAGCTACTTTAGCTTGTAAGAATACAGAAAAGTTAACATTCTGCGGGCAAACAAAGAAGAACGATTATACTTTTTACGCTTGCACTCAGTATAAAGACGATGTAAGATTTGAAATAACAGGAGAGTATAACCCGATTGAGGTATTGTCGGTAACTCTCGATATAAACTACGAGGGATAAAATGGATTGGACAGATATTGTTAATCAAGCAATGAGCGACCAAAACTCAGCGAATAGAAAGAGTTTAGCCGGAGATTTCGCTAACATAATGGGGTCTTTTATCGATTATAGTGCCTTGAAAAGAGATTTAAGAAACACATATCTCGAGGCTGATAATGTTCAATTACAAGCCAAGCAACAAGCAAACCAAATCAGACAACAGTATTTACAAGCTGCGGGAAACTATCAATACGCAGCGGCTCGTAGGGGTATCGATGTAAATAGTGCGAGTGTAAGAAGCAATCTTGAGGGGTCTGCTGAGGCTATGGGTAAGGATATTCAAAGACTTGAAGAAAATGCTTATGTAAAATCCCAAGCATTAAGAACACAAGCTAAAATAGCAAAACAATACGGAAAAGCTGAACATATCCGAAATGTAACCGGAAGTATAATGAATATGGGCGAAACAGCCGTCAAAATGTATGCAACAGGGGGAGCTGCTTAATGTTATACAACGAAAGAATTACAACTGATGCCTCTGCAAGTGCAAGTGTATATAAAGGCAATCAGGGGCAAGCCATAATGAAGCAAGGTCAAGAGTGGAAGCAACAAGCCGCTAAGGAACTTGAACAAGCCAAAGACCTCGAGAAAAAAGGCTATAAATTAGGACTTGCAAAGGGAATGAATGAGCTATGGGCTGATGAAAAACTATCCAGTAACCCTCAAGCCCTTGCTGCTGAAATGGATAAAATGGCAGAGTCTGTAACAGCCAACATAGCGGATAAAGATACAAAGGTTGATGTATTAACCGACTTTGAATTAAAAAAGGATTCATATATCAACCAAGCTACAACCAAAATGAAAAAAATCCAAGAGGAAAAAGCTCGCTCGGCTGCTTTTGATGCTATTTATGCGAATATAGATTCATTAAGCAGAGCCTTTGGAAATGGAGTAAGCGGAAACTACAATGATGGCGATGTTGTAAATTACCAATATTCTTTAGATAGGATTAAGGCAAATATAAACGCTCGTAATCCTGATGGAACTTATATATTTAGCGATTCTCAAAGAAGAGCTATGGCAAGACAAGCCGATGCTGCTCTGAGAGAGGGTTTTATAAACTCCTACGCAGAATTACCTGAAGAACAGCAAAAAGAGATAACTCAGAAACTTAACGATGGAACATACACAGTAGCCAACTTTGGATTAAAAGAGTTATCTGGGGAGTCAGCTTTTAACGATATTAAAAGAGATGTAACTAAGTATAACCGAGCAATGCTCAATGAGAAAATAAAAGAGCGTAAATATCAAGGGTTATTGGCAATCGATGAATTTCTAGATGCCCCGTCTGACGCAGGATTAAAGAAACTTGAAGAACTCAATCCTACGATGTCCGATAAAACAAAAGACAAGTATCGTGAAGTTTTGGAAAATGACCCTATTTATAAAGAAGACCAAAAGACCTACTATGCGGACTATGAAACTGCTAAGTCGGCTGTTGACGAGTTTGTGGATATGGATTTTAAGAATGATGACGATAAACTTGCCAACATTGCTGATGTAATAAACAAAATAAACAAGTCTGCTAACAAGGGAAAATTGGAAGAAGAAGATGTAAATGGATTAAAAAAACTAATGCTTACTGCGGCAATGAATAAACAAGTTGCTCAGAATATAAAACGGTTTAACGCTTATAATACGACTTTTTGGGATGAGGTTTTTACATTTCCTGCATATACACACGCAAAGACCAGAAAAGAGCTTGAAGATATGGCTTTGCCTTTGCAGAGGGCAGTTATCGATGGACTTTCAAACGGAGAAAGCCCTGAAAAGATGACGGAAATATTAAAGCAATCAAAAAGAATGTTTATAAACTTCAAATATCCTGACCTTGACGGAAAAAAAATAGGTGATATTATAAATAAACGAGGAATAACATATAAGATTGTTTCTCTTGACCCTGTTCCAACACTTGAGCCTGTGGAGTAAATAAATGGAAAAATTTAACGGAAGAATGTGTCCTGTATCTATTGACGATGCAGAGACAGCTTTTGATTATCAACCTGAGGTAAGCGGTAGTTCCTCTTTTGTTTATGGTGTAGAACAATTTAAGGAAAGTGCAAAAGAGTCTATCCCCCAAGCTAGTGGAGTTGTTGGCGGACTACTCTATAAGGCAGGAAAAGAGATAGACAAATACTTTCCTGATGGAATTAAATTGTTTAATGGCTCGGTAGATGTAAAAATTGCTGACAAATTAAAAAGAGGCGGTGAAATACTTGTAAATGCTGCGGATAGAAATGTTGAAGCTATGCAAAGAGAGTTCCGTAGAAACAATCCACGCTTAGAAAAAGCTCAAGAAAACTTGATGTTTGATATAGGAAACCAAGGGGCGAACTGGACAACAATGTTGCTGTCTGGTAGATATGCTGGTTATGTTATGGGTAACCTTGTTTTAGGTGGGGAGTTTCAAGAGAGAGCTGATAAATACAAACAAGAACACGGTGGAAGTCTTGAGGGATTTGCTCAAGAATACGGAGACGAGGCTGGGTATAACCTTGCAAATGCCTTTGTTCAAGGTGTTGAAGAAAGATACTTAGGTTCTTTTGCTCAGGTTAAGTCTATTAAGAAAGGTATGGGTTTCGTTAAGGCAATCGGTAAAAACGCTGTCCAAGAGGGGTTTATTGAAGAGCCTTTGCAAGATGTAACAGACTTCTACTTTGATAAACTTACAGGATTTAATGAAAACGAAGAACTGAAAGACAGACTAAAAGGCAATTTAAGAGGATATGTTGTTGCAAGTCTGTTTGGTGGTGCTGGCGGCTTTGGTGCGGCTGTATATCAAAGAGCAGAGGGTATTGACTACTACAAGGAAGCTCTAAAAAATACTGTTCCTGAAAAGGATTTGGAAAAGGTAGCAACAAAAGCCTACGAACAAGATGCGAAGACTTTAAGAGAGATTGTAACAGTAGAGATAGAAAACTCTTCATCTTTAGAGAATAAAAGAGGTGAAGTCTATGAAAATATGTATAAGGCTTCTATTGATGCTGTAAATAGAGCAAGAAAGCAAGGCGGATATTCTGACTTAAGAACAGAAGAAGAGGTCGCGGCTTATGCAAAAGCAGAATCAGACAATTTTGCAAACTGGGTATTGGAAGAAGCCAACAGAAGAAACACAACTATTCAGAATGTGCTTGATGCCTCAAGTATCTACTCAGATGAAACTGGTTTGCATATTGGTATGACGAAGAATACTGTTCCTGAGGAAGTGAAAAAGAGAACAAGAAAAAAGAAAGAAATTTCAGATACAATTCCCAAGAAAACAGAAGAGTTAAAGAAACAGATAGAAGAAAACGCTCCTAACGAAGAAAAAGAGCAAAACTTAAACGATGTCGTATCATCTTATGATGGTGCTGAAAACTTTGATGTTGAGGCAATGCCGACAGAAGAAAAGCAGGCTGTATTTGAGGCAGAACAACAAGTGCAGTATGCGTTCGCTCCTGCTTTGGAAAACGAGAGGGATAGTGGAGAACTATTTGGCAGAGGTGTTAATCTTGGAGAGGGAGCTGTAACATCAGAGCAAGAAAGACAAGAACTCGCAGAGCAAATAAAACAAGAGTGGAAAGAATCAGAGGGTGCAGATGCAGAAAGCGGCTTTAATTGGAAAAAGTTGTCTGAGAATGAAGACAAATACGAAAAACTGTATGGCGCAGAAGAACTTAATCGCCTTAGTGAAGAATACGAAGAAGAACAGTACGAGATAAGAAAAGATAGGGAACGCACAGCAAAATATAACGAATGGAAACAAACGCAAGAAGAGCTTTCTTCTGAAACAAACGAAGCAATACAGGAAGATTCTTTGCCTGAGGTAGAAAAAGAAGATGCTGTTTCAAAAGATAAGATTGAAGACTTTGGAGAGAAACTAGAGGGTGCAAGAAAAGACATTTGGCAGTCTTATAGAGATAAATTAAACAAAGGCTTGCCATCTGATATGACAAAAATAAAAATATCTGAAGTATTCCCAGAGCCAAACTATGAAAAGGCGATTGCAAGTGGTGTTGATGTCAATGCACTTGCTACAATTAAGGCTCTCAGGGACTTGATTACTGCAAAGCCTAAATATGGGGTCAAATCTTGGGTTGAAACTTTGGTTAATCTTAGAGATATGGCTGCAAGAATAGTAAATAATAATTTCGGAACATCGATTATAGACGAGATATTAAGTACTCCTAAAATGGAAATACTGAAAAATCAAATAGACTTGTACAGAATGTTGGGTTACCCATATTTTACAAAAGCAAAAGGATACATTATAAAAACAATGTATTACCATAAAGACAGGTCAGGACAAGGATATTGGACAAGCACTTTTTACGACAAAGAAGAGCCTGTATCGTTCAGGTTAATGTACAAGTTCAGAGATATAAGAGTTAATGGAGATTATCAGTTTGATAACATTATCGATGGCATAGAGGCAATAAAGAAAAGAATCGATGAAGAATCAGAGCAAGGAAAAGAAAAGAAAGTAAAGTTTGATATTTATTACCATACAAACAACAAAGATGAAATTATTGTAGGCAAAAAAGTAGGAAGCGGGAAGTACCTTGACCTTAAAAAATTCAATTCTGTAAAGGAAGCGCAAGAGTATTTAGTAAATAAC